TTACAACTGCCGTCATACTTGGGTCAAATTGATTTACAAAAAAGAAGGCACAATTATCAATTCAGGTTCATCACAAAGAGGACTTGAAGAAACAGAAGCACAGTCAGCAACAGCACAACCTGATACAAGACCTGAGGCTACAATCAATTCACCAAACCCATCAAAACAATGGAAGCCAAGAATGCCAAGGACTGGTCCTAACTTGTTTGCTGAAATTGGACCAAGAGGAGGTATTAAAGAATCAGATAAAGCACCAAAGTCCGATACACCTAATCCTGAACCAAAGGGAGAAGGAACTGCCAAGGGTGATGCGTCAGGTAAGAGAGGAGCAAAGGTATCTGCGGAACAAGAAAAAACCTTACAGAAGAAGGTTGATGACTTTAATGAAAAAGATAGTAATACCAAGAATGGTAGAGCAACATTAGGAGCGTTGAAGTCAGTATTCCAAAGAGGTCTTGGAGCCTATAATGTATCACACTCACCAGAGGTAAAATCATCAGAACAATGGGCGTTCGCACGAGTAAATGCGTTTTTGTATCTATTGAAAAATGGAAGACCTGAAAATAAAAAATATACAACAGATTACGACCTATTACCAAAAGACCATCCAAAGTATAATATGAGTGAATCTGACCCTTGTTGGGAAGGATACGAACAAATAGGAACAAAGATATTAGATGGTAAAGAAGTCCCTAACTGTGTTCCTATCAAGATGACAGAAGATGACTTCGCAGAATCAATCTCTGACTATCCTGAGGGGATTAAAGATGCCGCAGCAAGGGCTGTCAAATGGGCAGATGAGAATGGTTGGGGTTCTTGTGGAACTCAGGTTGGAAAAACAAGAGCATCACAGTTAGCCAAGGGAGAACCTATTTCAGTTGATACTGTGAAACGCATGTATTCATATTTGTCCCGACATAAAGTAGATTTACAATCATCTAAATCTTATGATGATGGCTGCGGAAAGTTGATGTATGATAGTTGGGGAGGAGAAGCCGCTTTAACTTGGTCAGAAAGAAAATTAAAGCAATTGGAGAATATGAAAATGGTATTCTCAGTTGTAGATGAAGACAAAAAAATCATTGTTGGAGCCGCTATGGTTCCAAATAAGATGATACATAGATATGATGATTTGGGAAATCTATATTATGTATTTTTCTCAAAGGAGTCAATAAAGAAGATGGCTGACAAGTTCTTAAAAGAACGACGCACAGACCAAACCTCCATAGAGCACAATGGTTTAATATTAGGTAGTGATAAAGTTTATATTACTGAATCATGGGTATCTGAGGACGAAATATATGATAAATCAAGTAAGTATGGATTCTCTTTACCTGCTGGAACATGGTTTGTTTCAATGAAGGTAAATGATGATCGTGTATGGAAACTTATAAAAGAAAAAGCCCTTACAGGCTATTCTGTGGAGGGTCTATTCGCAGAAAAATCAGTTTTCTCAAAAGAAGACAAACAAATAAACCAAATAAAACAATTACTTAAATCAATAAAAGATTATGACAAGTAAAGAAGCGATTAAAAGAATAATGAATGTTCTATCCTTCACCAGTCAAAAGTTTTATGAGTCAAAAACCGAACAAGGTGTGGCTATGAAAATGGAAGATGAGTTAGAGGTAGGAAAAGTTCTTTATGTTGTAACTGACGAAGGTATGATTCCTGCTCCAAGTGGTACTCACAAAATGGAGGACGGCACTGAAATCGAAGTTGATGAAATGGGTTCTGTTTCTAAAATCAAAATGGGTGATTACACCTATGAAACTGAGGATGAAAAATCTGAGGAGAAAAAAGAAAAAGAAGGCATCATCGATGAAGAAATGGCTGAATCCAAAGAAATGGAAATCCAAATGGAAGATGGAGACATCAAACTAAAAGACGGAGGAGTTCTTAGATTAGCAAGCGATTCTATGGAGTCTGGCGTGTTAGTTAAAAAAGTTAGTTATGATGGTACTTTATCAGCAATCTCTGATGGTACTTATGAAACAAGTGGAGGTAAGATGTTGAATATTGTTGGAGGTCAAATTCAAGGCGTTCAATCAAAAGCAGCATCAGAAGCCAGAGGTGGTAAGTTCGTAGAGGCAAAAACTGCTGAGGGTGCTATTGTTGATTCCCCAACTTATGATGTTGGAGAACCAATAGAATTAGTAAAAGAAGATGGTGAAAAGGTTAAAGCACCAGATGGAGAACACCAAGTGATGTTGAAGGATTCCGAAGGAAAAGAAGTCAAAATCAGAGTTATGGTGAAGGACGGAATGATTGTAGAGAGAGAAAATGTAGAAGAGAAGGCTGATGATTTTTCAGCACTTGCAGAAGCATTCGCTACAACAATCAAGCGTTTGGAAAACAAACTTGATGAGATGGCTAAAAAGAATGAGGTTCTTGAAGCAAAGTTTAGAAAATTCTCCAACGAACCAGCAGGTTCAAGAGTATTAAAAAATCAACCAATAAACAACGATTCTGTTTCCTCCACTTATAGTAAAGTAGAAGGATTTAGAAAGTTACGAGAGAGTATGTCTCGATAATTAAATAAAAATAAAATAAAAAATAAGATGAAAAAAAATCTTTCAAAATTGAATTTCAGTTATGATTTGGGTGGTCTATCAACCTATGTAGATCAGTTAAATGCTGACATCATTTCAGAAGCGGTATTGTCCCCTGTAACAATGGATTATGTGAATGTCCAAGTTGGTATCAAAGGAACAATGAATGTCAATTTGCTTTCTGAAACCCTTTCTGTTCAAACAGGAACAACTTGCGGATGGAACAACGCAGGAACAGTAGAATTTACAACTGCTCCAATCACAGTTCAAGCATTAAAAGTAAATCAATCACTTTGCTTACAGGAACTCAACACATTATGGTTGGGTCAGTATTTGAACGCTGGTTCTTATAACGAACAAGCACCATTTGAACAGGCTATAATCGACCTTCAAACAAGACAAATCAAGAGATACAACGAAGACCTATTGTGGAATGCTACATCAGGAACTTCAACATTCTCTGGTTTTAGACAACTTTTGTCAGGAACTACTGGTGTTGTAGCATTGACAGGTCAAACTGCATTATGTTCTGTAACAGGTTCTTCTGCTGTTGAAAAAGCAAACTCTGTTTTGGCTCAGGTTGATAACTTGATTAACGCTATGGATAGAAACATTTATTCTCGCGAGGACATCGTAATATTCATGAGCGAACAACAGTTTAAGTGTTACTTGACTGCTGTTAGAAATGTGAATAACTTCTACATTGACTCATCTGTAAATAAATTAGGTTCTGTTCATACAATCTTCCACCCACAAACTAATTACAGAGTGGTAGGAGTTCCAGGTTTGAATGGTTCTAACCTAATCGTATTAGGTCCTCAACAGTATTTCTTAGTAGGAACTGACTTAGTTTCTGATGAAGATTCTTACAGAGCGTGGTGGTCGCAAGATTTTCAGGAGGTAAGAATGATGGTTGCATGGAAATTAGGAACTGCAATAGCGTTTCCACAATTTTTTGTAACGAACGGTTTATCATAAACCAAATATTATTTGGGGGGGTAATTCCCCCCAATTATAAAAATAAACAGAAAAATATAACTATACATATAATGGCTTGTAATTTAACTAGCGGAATTTTATTGGGATGTAGGGATAATACAGGGGGACTTTCAACTTTGTGGATCACAGATTACACAAATGTGACTTCTCTAACTCAAAACTCAGGAGATACTATTACCGCAATATCAGGAACAGGAACATTTTATGAATTCCAACTTATTAGAACTTCATCACAACTAACTGAAACAGTGAATGCTTCGTTAGAAAATGGAACAGTTTTTTATCAAGGAGAAATCGTAACTTATTTCAACAAACTTGGTCAAGACAAGAGAAACATCTTGAAGACCCTTGCTCAATCTCAGAGATTAGCAATTGTGGCGGAAGATAATAATGGTCAATATTTCTATTTGGGTCAAACCTATGGTTGCTTCATCAGTGCTGGTACATCAGTAACTGGTAAAGCATTGGGTGATGCGAATGGATACAATATGACATTCCAATATCTCGAACCAAATCCTATGAATCAACTATCTGGTTCCTTAGCATCAATCGCTCAGGGTATCACAGTTCAAGGATAATAAATGAATATTCAACATGGGGAGCAAACACTCCCCATGTTATATTTAATTGATATGCTGATAATCAAAACCAAACAGAGAAATTCCCTTGTTGTAACGGTATCACAAAACTCAACGATTCCAAATCCTGAGTGGTTATTCTCTTTTACACACATTTTTTCTAAACAACAAGTTAGATTTATTCCGACTGATATATCTGTTTCAAGAAGCAGATATGATGAGTTTGAATTTATTGAAGGAACTGGTGTTGGTGAGATTGCCTTCCCGTTCGAAGGGCAGTATAACTACTCCATCTCACAGCAACCTGCTGGATCGGGAAACTTAAATCCTGCATTATCAGATGGTGCTGTTGAATATGGAACAGCGATTGTACTTGTATCATCA